TGTGAAAGTTGATAAATTCCCACTGAGTAGGGAAACACTTTTTCTACTGCAATGAATATGAAGCGTTTAGCTCCAGTCCCTTGCAAGTAATGGGCTGCGGCCATGTGGTAGTTCAGATTCACTACTGTTTTCATAAATCTGTCAGGGCTTGCAAGACCCTCACCACAAGTTTTGAGATCAATGACCATATCATCAACCACATAGTCACAACGGCACTTGCATGGCAAGCCTGTTTTTGGGTGAGTCCACCAGTAAGACTGTTCTGCCTTACCAGAGGAATTATTTAGAACTGAACCAGCAAAGTCATTTTTAAATACAGATTGTTCGATACCTATAAGTGTGTCTAGCTCTGCTGATGTATAAGTTTCTACCCCTTGCTCTTGCATAACAAGGGCTTTTTCTTTTCCTACTTTTGATCTTTTGTCATCTAAAAGACCATAACACTTGTTGAAGTCAGAATGTTCAAGGACAAATTTATGAGCCATTGAACCAAACTTCATAGCGGGTGTTGTAGTTTTTGGTGGATTATCTTTACCAAATTTTCTCTGGTATAGAGCTTCCAAACCATTTGTGATGCCATACTTCAAATCACTAGCAGCCCACTCAGGACTAGCTCTATAGATAGACTCAGGAACATCATGGCCTTGTAAAAACTCAGTCATTTGACAACCTTAAGTTGACGTTTAAATTTAAAAGTTGATTTATAGATAGCACTTTGCGGGCCATACTTTTCAACCAGATCAGGGAAAAATCTAAAGATCTTTGCCCTGTTAATAGGATCTGCTGATATAGCGGCATCAGCAAGTTTTCTTTCAAAATGGCTGCCATGCAGTATTGCCATTTCCAAAGTTTTAAGTTGTTTGTCTACGTTCATTGTTATCATGTAAATGCGTGAGGTGTTCACGCTTAGGTGAAAGTTGAGTACTCCCAAAGATCAGGGGTGTTCTTTGGGGGTATTTTTTGTCTCAAGACGTTGAACTCTTTTATCTAAAAGTTCAAAGTTTTTAAGAATAAGTTTTGACATAACTCCACTAAGTTTGTGAGCCTCTGCCATTTGATCTGCTAATTCTTGGGTTAGTTGCATAAACTCAATGATTTTATCTATTTGTTCATTGATAGCTACTGTTTGATCGTGACTTTGGATTCTTTGAGAGTCTCTCCATTTAGCTAAATCTTTATAGCCTTTTTCAAGATTCTGTACTAATTGTGAAAAGTCTGGAGTGTTTTGTTCAGTCATTTGTTTAGTGATTTGCAAGCTAGTTCTATGTTGTTCACATGACAGTCGTGATATGTCATGGAATCAAATGTGTGAGTAAATGCGAGGGTCATGATTGACCCCGCACTGAGAAATAGGAAAAGTTGATTGAGCATTAGTCGTACTCCGTTGTGTCGAATTGAATAGGTTGTGCATTGAACTCTTTTGATGGATCAAGAAATACATCTGCGATCTCATCAATCTGTTTTTCTAGATACTTGATGACCGCTAAAGCTTCATTCTCTGTATAAATGTAGTTGCTGCGATTGCCGCAGTTTTTGATTTGCTTAAAACGGAACTTGGCATCTTTGAGCCTTTGTGTGATGAGAACTTGAAATCTGTGTCTTTTGTGTTTGTTTTTTTTGTCTTTTAATTTAGCTTCAAGCTCTGGGTCAACTTGCTTACCACCGATAGGGGTGGCAAGCTCTGAGTCTGGAGGAAGTTGAGAGGTAGTCATTTGACTACCCCATATCTTTTGTTGGTCAGTGCAGTCAATTCTCTGCAACGAGACTTGAAGTATCTGCCATGATCGCCATTTTCATTCCTGAGAATAAATTGTTCTATATGCACCATTTCATGTAATAGAACTCTAAGAACTGTGTCTTGACTCATGTAGCCGTTGACAGTAATGCCTTGAGCCTTACCAGCAGACCCATAAGCCTGACCACCTGTGGCTGAATGTGGGTGGCCTCTGAAGTAAACAGGAAGCTTTGGAAGTTGGCCTTTCCAATACCATTTGTTGAAAGTGTTGTATTTGCCAGTAAGCCATGTGTCTGACTTTTTGATGTGACCCTCTTTTCTTGGTGCTTTGGCTTTTGCAAAACCAATGCAGGGAGGATAGTAGTTGTAAGAACGATACATAATTACAACCCCAATACATACTGATCTGTTAAGTAGCAATCAGGTTTGATCTGCCACTCAGTAACCCAAGCATCACCGACCACTGGTGCTTTTGGTGTTGCTACTTGCTGCAACCAGACAAAGCCTTTTCTGGCTGGTCTGTGCATAGTGCTGTCATCAAGCACTTTTGCTAGGAAACAATTACCGCAATGCTCAAAGCCTTTTGCGTTCATTGCCCAGACTGTTTTTGTGTTTTTCATAAAAACCTCAACGAAGAATGGCTATCTCAGCCATATTTAATATAAAGGTTCCTAATGTATATGTCAAGAACCTATGTGATATGTTACATATTCATAACATTAATATATAAATATAGGTTCCATAGGTTGCATTGTGGAAAAGTATGTTAATATATTTATATGAGGTCGAGAGATTGGCCCCATGTTCAAACTAACTTCGCAAAGCAAATGACTTTCACAATCAAAACAAATCAAAAAGTTTTCATAGAAGAACAAATCTACACAAAGCTTGTAGCAGCAGCAACGGATAAAGCAGTTCGTTTCAACAATATGTGGTGCAAAAGAGAAAAGGAAGGCAAAACTTACCACACACGCAAAACATTTCATGGAGAGGAAAAAGTTTACTGGTACAACGAAACAAAAGGGTTCTTGACTATTTCTTTCTTCCAAGAAGAGGATACATGGAACAAGAAAATGCGTAATGACTACTACAGACCAATGTGTTGTGTGGTTAATTTACAAGCTTGCAGAGAGAACGCTGTAGCACAAACAAATCACACTGTTGGCCTTTTAGAAAGCAGAATCAACGGCCACCTTGCAGTTACAGACAAAATCACTGCTGACAATCTTAAGCTTGGCAGACAAAACCTAATCGAAGGTAATGTAACTGGTCTTACTAAAGAAGGTGAAGAGTTCCAAGTTTTTACTCAAATGATGTGGAACTATCGTTACGGAGAGAACTCAGCTAACGGCTACCTTACACAATATGTTCAGTTCAGAAGTGACAGAAGAGGAGCAAGACAAGAAGGTAAGTCAATCCAACAAGCTAAAACTGAGGCAGAAAAGCAAGCCAAGCGTGATGCCAAGCAAGCAATCATAGACCAAAAGCAACAAGCTAAGTGGGAGAAGTTTCAAAAGCTACCAGTTCAAATGGAGAAGTGGATAGACAAAGAAATCAAAAAACTAGCCAATGTTATAAGTGATGAAGGTCTAGCAGACAGCCAAAGAAGGGCAGACAGAATGGGTTACACATTTGACAAAGATTGGCAGATCAAATGTATCTCAAGTGACATTGAAAAGCACAATACTTTGAGAAATGATCTCAGACACTGGCAGAATGATGAGACAGGACTTAAAGCACTGTTCGACAAAGGTGTTGACACTAGAAACAAACTCAAAGAAATGTACGGAGTCTAATCGAGACTCCTTTGCCCCACCTCAACTGGTGGGGTCTTTATTCACCTATCACCCCAAAACAATGGACAAAATCAAAAAAGACAAAAGCACAAGAGTTTACTTTGAGTGGCTTAACAATAATCCTGAGTATCACTTTTGGCTTAAGGATTGCCCTTATCAGTTCATTGACTTCAAAGAAAATCCTGATAAGTCAATTACCTTTAAATTTAAAAACGCACATTTATTTGATGAGGAGGCAAAGTAATGTCAATCAAACCAGAAGAAACAAACTTGGGGCAATACAGCTTCAAGTTTACTCCTTACTCAAAGCAAGATCACTTTGCTGTTTGCCATTTAGCAAAGTTGCATGGCACATCAAAAGGCCAAGTCATCAAAATGGCTGTTCATGAATGGTTCAAAGAAAACTTGCCAAAAGAGATTGAATTAGCTGCAATGATGGCAGAGATCATGGAGGCTGAAAATGGCTCAGGACAAACTTGAATATCAGTTCAAAAAGGCTTTTCTGGAGCAAGAGTCAGATAAGTATGTTGACTATCTTTGTGAGCCTAGAACTAAGCCAGAAGTCTATGCAGCTATAGAAAAGATTGCTTTGATACAGCTACAAATCAAAAACTGTGACGACATTATCTATACAGCTAATATGCCAGATTTTGATAATCCGTTGAATTAAGGGTTAATATCTAAATGTAAGAGATTACAACTTCGTGTATTTGAAAAACTACATGAACATCTTTCTCAACATCAAAGCTGAAGATGCCCATAGGCTGAGGCAGTTTTTGAAGAAAAACCCATCAACACCAGCTGGATCTGGTATTGCAAGAGAACATCTTGACGCTGGTATCATTTCCAGAGTTGTTTATTCCCTTGAACACGCATTGAATGAATTATGAGTCGGGTAGCCTGATGACTAATGCAAAGCTAGTCTGAAAGCCATACCATAGCTACAGCAATTCGTAGTGAAAGCAGGGCGGTTATGCGAAGAGCCGATCTATCACCCGACTACTCAACCAATGTATATTTTGCTTTTATATCAGGAACA